GTAAAGACCCTGAGCCTTTGCTTGAGATGCGCTTCGCTTATCCCTACCTGCAGACACCGGAGTTGGACGTACTCTTCTGTGGTACAATAGACTTTGTCGGAACTTACTTTGGCAGGCCCGTCATCGTAGACCACAAGTCCACCGCAGCCTACGGCATTGCCTCCTACTTCGCATCTTACAAGGTCTCCCCGCAGCTTATGTTCTACAACCTCATATGGCATAAGCTTTTCCCCGAAGACAACGTAGGCTGTATGATTAACGGCTTGTTCCTTGGACGAACTAACAGGAACAAGTTTGAACGCAGCGAGATCTTTGAGTTCAGCAACGACAGGCTAGACAAGTTCCAAGCCTACATCGACGACCTTGTAGGTAGGATACGCAGCAAGCTGGACATATACTTCAACACGTACACAGAGCAGGATGGTGAGGATATCTTCCTTAGTAACTTCGCCTGTTGCGAGACTAAGTTTGGTCTGTGTGGGTTTACTCCGCTGTGTACAGCAAACTCTGCAGGTGACAGGGAGTCCATAGTCAACATGGACTACACTCGCAAGGTCTACGATCCACTACAGTTTCAGCTATGACACAAGACTATTATATTAGCGCGGTAGACCAAGTGGTAGACCTTACCCGTAAGTTGGAAACAGCCAGCGAGATGTCGTATGGTTCGCTGACATTTGCATGGGGTAGAGTACATGAGTTGGAAGAAAGATTAGAAGATTTGGAGAAAGAACATGGAAGTAACAGAAAAAACACTAAAGGCTAGGCACGATGCCTACAAAGACGGCATGGATAACTTTACCATGCTACGCTACACGGCAGCTATGGAGTCTCTTAACGCGACCCTTGAAGCTACGCTACAGGACAACGAGATGACAGGCATACTGTCTGCCGACTCCGCAAGCCATACGTCTGCGATACTTGCGGCAGCAGACATGCTTGGCAGTAAGCTAACTGCAATAGATAAGACCCTACAGAACACGGCCATACTACTGGGAAGGGGTATCAACAAGTGAAGATACAACTCGACACGATAGCAGGTAAGCGTGCGCTGTTCATAGCAGCGGAGTGTGTCAAGCTGCTGGATGAAAAGCAGAAAGACTACGGGCCGAGAAACATTAGTAGGTTCGGGGCCAAGGGTCTTAGCGTACGTTTGTACGACAAGATAGAGCGGCTTGCAAACCTACTACTGGACAGAGACGAGTCGCCCAAGAACGAATCTTTGGAGGACACCTTCAAGGACATAGCAAACTACGGACTCATTGGGCTTATGCTGCTACGCGATGAGTGGCCCAACGAAGAGCAGTTAGAATTCGACACCTTCTTTGGTGTCATTGAACCCGAAACACAAGTAGAAGTAACAACAGAAAAAGATAATGTATAAACCATTGATTGCAATTGTGGGGCATAGTGGTAGCGGCAAGAGTACGTCGCTGCGTAACCTAGACCCAGAGACTACCTACATACTAGACCTAGAGCGTAAGGGATTTCCCTTTCGTAACGCCAACAGGTTTAATGTTATTCCCGTAGAGAATGCCAACGCCTTCCCTAGGCTGCTTGAGAAAGTCTTAAAGGAAGATGACTGCGAGACCATAGTGGTGGAGTCATTCACCAAGTACGTTGAGCAGGTGAACACGTTAGCTACGAACTCGTTCAAGGGCTACGACATATGGGCGTTCTACAACAGGACGATCCGTAACATGCTGGACTCCATCAAGAACGACAAGGCTACGATTATCTTCACAGCAGTAGACGACATCGTGAAGATACCGCAGATCACAGGTGGCGAGACATCCCATCGCAGGGTCAAGGTACAGGGTAAAGTTCATGAGGGTGCAGTAGAGAAGGAGTTTCTCATGGTACTGTTCACTGAGGTACGCAAGAACGAGAAGACTGAGAAGATGGAATACTTCTTCCAGACTAACACGGACGGTGTTACCTCGGCCAAGACACCTATGGGTATGTTCGATGAGCAGCTTATCCCGAACGATATCGTTACTGTACTAGATAAAGTGGAGGAATACTACAAGTGAAGCTAACACACGCACAGAACAGGGATCATTTACAGTGGGCAAAGGATAACTACCACCAGAAGGTAGGAATCTCAGGTAAGATCAAAGCCTTGTGGCATCCTGTAGTACGCTGTGAAATGCAGCGACTACGGTTAAAGCAAATGCAGGGTATGAAGTCCATTGTCAAGGCGATGGATGCAGCAAAGCTAAAGGTGGGCCGCGAATAACTTTCCCTATGAGTGTAGGGGATACGTGTACAATACACTACAATAAACATAAACACATACTACATACATATAACTAATGGCTAGAATAAGTCTAAAGGACATTACGGAAAATTCGGGTAGGCCTTACCTCCCGAATGGTACATACACACTTCGCATCGTCGAAGCAGAACGCAAGGTTAGCAGCAAGGGCAACGACATGGTTGCTATTGTAGCTGAGGTTGTGGAACCCACAGAAGTTAACGGCCCTAGAGGTTTCGTTGAAGTCGGTGGCGTTCAAGTTAGGGACTATCCTCTGATTCCATCTAGGAGTCTGAAGGAGTATCATAAGATCTTCGATCTACCAGAAGATTTTGAGCTGGAAGAGTACGACGATATCGCGGTTGGTCTAAAGGGTAAGGCTTTTAAAGCTGTACTCTACACGAAGACCGAGTCTAGGATGGACGAGATCACAGGTGATCCTATGATCGACCCCATAACTGGGCAGCCGTTAGCGAACTATCGCTACAACGTGGAGCGCAGGTTAGAAGCTGCTGAAAGCCACGATCTGTCGGAGTTCTAGTCTCATAGGAGGCTTGCGGTATGGTACGTAGAGAGAGTCTACGTCGGGTAGGTGTGGCTCTCTTCACCCCCCTCTGAAACAAACGCAAGCCTCCTTCACTATACCAATGATACTATGAAACAAAAAACTGACGAGCGTGTTAAAAAATACTGCGCTGTTCTAATACCCGAACGCTTACACCGTAAGCTGAAGGAGAAGGCACGTGACAGCAAGATGCGTTTAAACCAATACATACCTAGGCTACTGCTTAAAACACTACGAATACAAGATGACAGTAATTGAACAAATAAGACAGGAGTTAACAAGCTTGGCTCCGGATAAACCACAGGACTGTGAGGCGTTGTCGCACAGGTTAAAGGAACTCACGGCAAAGGTTTTGGTTGTAGGCTACAAGTCTGGATTCCAAGACGCATCGTCGCTGATAATGTCCTATGCAGATGAACACTTCAAAGGTAACAAGGACTTCAACAAGGAGTCTGAAGAGGTTGCCACAGAGAAGATCATGAGCCTAGAGCTTGGGGAATCGACAGAAGCTAAACGACCTGCTGATGCGTCATAAGCCTACCGAGAATTACTCAGGCTTAACTGTTGTAATCGACACGCCCTCGCGGTTTGACCGCTACGTTCTTATGAGCGGTTACGCGGGGGCGTTTTTTGATTCTACACTTGGGGTTAGTCGTGAGTCGTGTGACCTGCGTACGTTGTCTACGCTGAACGCAGGCTACCTACCGAACACTAGGGTTGTGTTGTTGCTTGGGCGTAAGTCTTTGCATGAGTACAAACCGGGCGTAGGTCTCGACGAGCAGCGAGGCAATCCTTGGATGGAGGGTGACGTTATACACCTCGCATCGTACATGCCGCAGGATGCTTTCGACCGCAAGAACTACTTCAACCCTAACACAGAGTACACCGGGGGCAGCGACGATGATAAGGCTACGCACGGTAAGACTAAGCGACAGAACTGGAGGTTCTGGTTACGGAAAGATCTCAAGAAAGCGTGTCGGTATCTGCTGATAAAACCTAAGATGGAAGAGCTGGGTGAGGTAATCTACCCAGACATCGAGGCAGTAGTTAAAGACCTGACAGAGACTAAAGGTAAAGACCTGTTCTTTGATGTTGAGACCGCTAGTGATTTGACGCTTACGTGCTTTGGGTATGGCTGGTCAGAGGCGGAAGCTATTTGTGTTCCGATGTATGAAATCCCACGCCGTGCGTACTACTACGGTGGTCTGGGTACAGCAAGAATTTTAAGAGCCTTGGCGGTAGCGTTCCGCGACAACACGGTGGTAATCCACAATGCCTTGTTCGACCTATTCGTCATGGCCTACAAGTATGGTATCCCCGCACCTCGCAAAGTCTACGATACGATGCTTGCACACCATCGCCTGTGCCCCGAAGTAGAGAAATCCCTAGGCCATTGCATTTCACTTTACGTTGACCGTGAGTACCACAAGAACGATGGCGTCTTTGAACCCCGCAATCAGCAGCAAATTCTCTCCCTCTACCACTACAACGCCAAGGATGTTATAAGCCTAGCCCTACTCAAACCAAAGCTAACCATCCACGCGAAGCAACTCTACGCCGAGGACAGTATCCAGCAGGTAAACGACAGCATCGCACCGTACCTGACTGCTATGCTGCAGGGCATCAACTACAACAAGCAGGATCTAGACGACCGTGTGGCGTACAACAACCGCTACTGCGCTCAGATCTCTCGTATACTAAGACTGCTTGTAGGCTATGAGTTAAACCCTAACAGCCCTAAGCAGGTCTCAGCTTATTTGTACGAGGGTATGGGCTACAAGAAGCCGGTCAAGGATATGACCAACGAGAAGACCTTGCTGCAGTTACGCCTAAAGCATCCCAATCCTGTCCTAACTATCATACTGAAGTACCGTGGCGTAGCCAAGCAGTCGGGTCAGTTAAAGTTCCCACCGTATGTTCTACGTGGAACATCCAAGGAGAGGATTACCACAGCGTATAACCTAGCAGGCACTACGACGTTTAGGCTAGCCTCGAAAAGATTACTTGGACGCTGGGGTACAAACGTGCAAAACTTCCCCAAGGATTTACGTAAACTATTCCTACCAGATGAAAACAAAGTCTTTGTCCAAGTGGATCAATCAGGTGCAGAGGCACTTGTCGTTTCTTACCTGTGTACTAAGGGTAACTTTCGCAGCCTCTTTCTACATGGGATTAAAAGTCATGTGTATGTTGCCCTTCGTTTGTTTGCCGACGTGTGGGCTGCAGAACTGGGCCGTTCGGTCGATAACTTCTGTACTGCGCCGATTGCCGAGGTTGCTACGCTGCGAGGCTGGGGCGAGCTAGACAAGTTAATAAAGTCTAGCGACAACTGGAGCGCAGAGAAACGCTACTACTTCATCGCCAAGATGGTTTGCCATGCCAGTAACTACGGCATGAAACCACCCACGTTTAGGCTTAACCTACTGCAGAAGTCAGAGGGCAAGGTCTCCATATCCCAAGCCGAGGCCAAGGTATTCCTTAACACTTACCACGATCTGTTCCCTGAGATACGCGGCTGGCACAGAGAGACTGTTGACATACTACGCCGAGACGGTGTGCTACGGAATCTGTTCGGCTACCCCCGCGTCTTTACCTCTATTATAGATGAGTCTATGCACAAAGAAGCCTTTGCCTTTGTACCCCAATCAACTGTGGGGACAATAACCAACATCACGTTTACTAAAATGCAACAGAAAATAGAAAACACCCAAGACCCGCTATCCTCTATGGAGGTAGATATCGTACAGAACAATCACGACAGCGTACTGCTGCAATGCCCACCAGAACACGTGGACTATGTAGCCAAAGAAACTATGGCTGTGATGAACTGTGATTTAGTTTCACCCCGTGGTGAGCGGTTCGCCATGAAAAGCGAAGCCTGTATCGGAGACACATGGGGAGGTGTAGTGTGACGATACGCGACAGTTGGCGGTTGTATCTGGAAGACCTTGAATCCCCAGACCTTTACATAGACTGGGGATTTTACTTTCTCATAAGCAGTTGCCTCCAGCGTAGGGTATGGACTTCGCAGGGCATCAATGCAATCTACCCTAACCTGTTCATGCTGTTGGTTGGCCCTCCCGCTTGTGGCAAGAGCCGCCTAATCTCGATGGTCTCTGACATCATACAGGATGCCGAGCTGCAGATAATGTCCAAGAACAAG